TGTCGTGATGCTTCATCACGTTAGTCATGGCGACCAGAGAGTTGGTGAAGTAGCCTGTACACATGCCACCATACATAGGGGTAGCAACAAAGATGTGAGTCTTTGATTTCTTGACTTTCTTCTTAGCCATTGTTGTTACCTTTCTGGTCTGTCTTCATAATTTCCATAGCGTCAGAATAGCCAGAGGTGTAGGCGATATTCCAGATTTCCTGCAAGCTCATGCTGATGAGGCGCTGGCTGTATTCAACAGCGTTCTTGCCTTTTTCCAGCGAGTCTTTGCTAGGTTGAATTTGTTGTGGTTGTGTCATGAAATGTCCTCTATACGTAGAACGTATTTGTTTGTTTTTGCTGACTTGCGCCAGCCATGTACGTGAATCTTGATACCAGCTTCTCTGACCTTTGCTACCGTGTCAGAGGACTGAATCTTCTTTATCCTGTCTGCAACAGCACTAGCAGTCACTTGCACTGCAAGCACTTCATCTCTTTTGATTGCCAGCAGGTCACACCACCCCCAGAGGTCTTTGCGGATACGTGCAAAAGGATTCCAGTGTTCCACGATTTCAACGTGGTAGCCTTGCTCTCGCAGGTAGTCCAGCGACCTCTTGGTGGGTGATGTTTTAGTAGCCATCAGAAAGGCACATCGTCATCGTTCATGCGGTGACTGACCTTTGCATAGGCAGGTGTCACTTCCTTGTCGGTCTGACGTTGCTTCTTGCTCCAGTTGTCTTCTGACAGACTGAGCAGGTTGTAGCCCCTGCTAGTGGGTTTCTGCCACGCTGCCAGCTTTAACTTCTCCCCGGCCTTGTAGTCCATCTCTAGGACGATGAAGCCTTTGAAGTCGGGGGACTTGTCGCCCTTACGCTGTGCTTCTTCTTCCCAGTACATCACGCCCTTGCCGGGCTTTTCGTTGTGTAGGTTACTCATTGGTTGCCTTTCTGTAATGATAGCGGGCATACTCTGCGCCGCCTTGTTTAACCATCTCTGTAAAGATGGGGTGTCCCTGCTTTCTAAAAACTTCGATATGTGCAGCAAGTCTGAAACTCCCGTATTTATCTAGGGCTTCTTGTGGGGTAATCGGCCCTATGTCCATCAGGTGTTTTAGAAGATTTCCTCGCTGTGTCCCGTGTCTTGAGAGGGCAGAGACTTTGGGGCTTTTGGGCCTTGTGGTACTCCCAGTGCAACAAGCTCAGTACGCAGCTTCAGTTTCTGGAAAGAATCTAGGTTGCCGAGAATCTCATCATTTTCTTGTTCCAGCGCGGCAAACTTCATAGGCTTTTCAGCTTCTGTAATCTTGAGAGAGTTGTGGATTCTGAAGACCATCTGAGCGTAGCCACCTATCCATTCTTCCTTGGTGTGGTAGGCGGCATAAGGCTCTTCTGTGTTGGGTACATATAGTTTGTAGGCTCCAGACGCTTCCTGAACATCCTGTACCGCAGTCGGAAGTACGTCTTCCACCCGCTCTGCCATGCCCATGTCTTTGGGTTGGTTCTGGGCTTGGGTTGGTTTCTCAAAGTCAGAGACTTCTTCCGGTGTGTATACCCCCACGACACAGCCCGGATAGACAGAACGGATGCCCTCTGAGATAACACGGGCACGGAGCATCGCTCGGGGATAGTTCTTCCAATTATCTTTGTTGGCAATCCCAATCCTCTTTGCTTGTTCAAGACTCCAAGACAGTTCAAGTGTGCCCCCTTGAGGGTGGCTAAATAGGCCCGTGACTTTTGCATCTGTGTATTCCTTCCATTCAACCTTGCCACCAGCCTGCTGGAAGCGGGCCAACATTGCGTCTGCTTTCAGGGCAGGGCGTCCTTGTATTACGTGAAAGTCACGCATAGCTACAGCGGGGTGTAGGTTCTCTGCTTGGCACAGCAGCATGATTGCCATAGCTTCTTGTGGGTTCTTGAACCCGAACATCTTGCTACCAGCAGCTACCTCTGCCATTTGTTGCATGTCGTTAAAGGGAACGATGTTGCTCATAGAAACTTCTCCAAAAGAGTGATTGCGGTATCAATGACTGAACTTGTAGCCATGATATAAATTGCAAAGTCGGTGTTAGTCATGCTTGACCTCTCTGGCTTTCAGCATGGCGTCTGCCATCTTGTAAGAGGCGATTGCAGTCTCTTCTTGACCGTTCTCGACTTTGTATTGATAGTCTGAACAATATCCCTGCATGGCATGAATGGCTATGTAATCACGCAAGGTCATGCCTTCTGACATGGTGGTGACCCCGGTGGTGGGGTGACGGTGTTGGAAAGGAAAGGCGTTCATGGCTGCACCTTTACCTTCCTACCCGGCTTGGCGCGGGGTGTCAGGTCTTTTTTAAGCCCGTGAGCAGCAGTCTCTAGGAGCTTTAAACGGTCTTTCAGATTGTAAACGTAGTGTGTTTGTATATCTAACCTGCGGCGCAAGAAAGAAACTTCTTCCTCCAGCATGACAATCTTTAATTTGTGCTTTTCTGTAAAAAACATGGTGAACCTCACTTGATTAAGAAACGGCGGGAGCCGGGGACTTCCACAACAAACTGTTGGTAAATGTCTGGCATGGCTTGCTGGAACAGGGTGGAGGAGAACTTCTTGCTAGGTTTAGCGTTCTTCCACGTAGCTATCACTTGGCCTTCTATGTTGGCAAGCACAGCGTTGTCACCCATATACCCAGAGATAAGGGTCTGTAGAGCCTCCTCACGCTCCTCTAGAGCCTTCTTTTCTCGCTTGATAAGGGCTAGGTGGCGGCAAGCCTCTTCTACGCTTGCAGAGGCCATTTTCGTGTTGCCCCCATCTGTGGGGTACATGAGTTTTACTTGGTCGGTGGACTCTGGTGGGAGGGGTTGCTTTGTCATCACCCGTGCCCAAACCTCTGCCATTTGCTTTATCAGGTCATTCTTTTGTTCTTCATGTATGTCAAAAGAGCAGAGGAAGAACTCTTGACCACCGAATAGGACAGCCAGATAAACCTTGTCCACCCCAAACACGGTTGCCTCATGTACAAGTTGAGCCATATCAGCAGCAGGGATGATTCCAGACTCAGCATCGAACTTGTTGCGTACAGCAGCGTTGTAGTTCTTACATTCGACAAGTACCGTCTTACCATCTTGTTTACCTGCAAAGTCGAAGTGAGAGCGTAACCAAGCCTCTTTAGGGTGGGTTAGAGCGTCTTCTATCTTGGTTAGCTCTATACCTAGCTTGTGCTGTGCCAGACGCCCTATGACGGGTTCCATCACGTGTCCCATCTGTACAGCTTCAACGTCAGACAGGTCGGGTATTTCCATCATGCCTAGCTTTGTGAGGATGACTTCGTTGGCCTTGCCTTGTGCGACACGGCGGGAGTCACCTGACCAGATAGCGGAGTTACGGGTTTGTGGGGAAAAGTCAGACATGGGAACCTCCTGAAAGTAATTCGTTAACCTCTGATTGAGTGGCGAACGGGATGGTGATGGGGGAGTGGTGTTTACCGTCAAGTCCGCAAGACATATGAGCAAGACGCTCCACGTTTGCGAAATTGTTGGGGGGTTGGACAGGTAAGCCAGAGACTAGGCTTATCTTCGGGGGGATTCTCTGACACAAGCCCACTTCTGGATTCTTGGGAGCGTCAGGGTTTGTCTCGAAATGAGAGCAGGTGATGCACAGATTCATAAGGTAACTTCCTTTTGTTGAGATGAGATGAGATTATAGCATGATTAGATTATGTGTTGTTATTGTCTCCCCATTTTTTCAAGGCCAGCTTTGTGTAGGTTTCTAGTTCATCCCACCGCCAGTCTATGCCGCCAGACCAAGCCTCTTCGCTGACCTCATTTGCCAGCGCAATCACTTCCTCTTGTGTGATGTTGCGTTTGCGCCACAGGGAGCCATCTGTAACCCCGTGAGATACCTTCCTCTGTAGTGATTTCTCTAGTTCGTCAAATGCTTCGTCTTCATAGTCTTTCATTTTTGCTCCTTAGTTTTGCTTCAACCAATGATGCGTAAGTGTAAAACCTTGGAATTGCTGCACGACTTTCAAGCCACAGGTTTGACTTTTCTCTATCCGTCAGCCCAACCCATGTGCATTTTTTTAGGTTGTTTTCCAAATTTCTAATAACGATTTGATATGCTGTGGCTTCACAATGTTTTTCACAAGTCATGTGTTGAGTTCCTTTAATTTGGCTTCAATGGCTCGGCACACAGTCACTTGGTCGCGCACAGGCGCTTCCATTGCAGATGTGTATGTCAATCGACATTCATCGTCCGTCAGCCCAACCCATGTGCGTTGTTGTGGTGTGGTGTAGAGAGGTGTAGCACCTTCAAATGGCTTTTCTGTATGCGCTTGCAATCCATATCCAAGCCAATAGTCAGGCTCACCCTGCTCTTGCTTTAGTGCTTCTTCTAGGGATTTGATGGCTTCATCTTCATTGAAAGTTGTTGGTTCATCATGTTCTGCCAATGTTTCTTTCATTGATTTCAACGCCGCA